ATTTTTTATCAAATTCTTCAATCCAATTATTGTTTTCCATATATTTTATTTAATCAACTACATCTCAATCTCTTGAGTGATTGTTTTAATAACTTTTAATCCGTTGTCTTTACAGATTTTTATAGCTTGCTCGAGGTTCAAAGTGTCAGAGGTACTAGATGTCAAAGTATCATCATTACTAAGTGTATTAGTAACATTGCGAGACCAGAACGAATGCTCAGCAAACCAGCCACCAAGGTAGACACCAGCATCGCAGTACCAAACGTCACCACCACAGAACACGTGCGCGTACCACTTGGAACCATCATGCTCTACATATCCAATAATATTTGAATATCCATTATTAAGTAGTCCACTATCTTTTCTTTCTGTTAAGTCGATAATTACAGCAAGCACATCATCTTTTGACATTATTCCAGTAGTTTTAATTATTTCATAATCATTTGTATCTTTTTTAAGAATTGTTTTGTACATTTTATGTATGTTTTTACTTGGAGTTATACCATCAAAAACATTAATAAAAGACTTTGATAAGATGTATTTATTTTTATTTAGTAATTCTTCGTACATATTTGTTATTACATTATGTGTCTTATAAATTATTCTGATAAAAGCTCTGGATTTTCGTAAATGTTTCCAATTACTTCAATATTGTGACCTGTGTTTTTTAATTCTATATAACTTTTGTCTTTTATTTTTAATGCAAACCCATTAATAAAATATTCTACAATTCCATGATATAAATAGTTTTCATCCTCACAATCAGATAAATATTCATCTACTATATCCCCCTCATAAATCTCTTTACCGTTTTTGTCTTTGAGACCTGTAAATCTAACTACAACATACTCACCTGGTATATCAAAGGAGTCCCCATTTTCAAAATACAAAATACTTCCATCCTTTGATATTGAAAAGTCTTCGTCATCTAACCACTCTTTATTGTCAATACTCCACGCTTTTACTTTTAATTGTTCCATCTTTTTTTATTAGTTATTTTTGCTAATTTGCGACCCCATTCTCTATTTTTTTCTGATGGTTTACGACCTCGTTTCCATCCATCAATTGTGTTTTCTTGTTGTGTTGTGTATTCAAGATTTTCTGGTCTATTATCGTTTCTAATCCCGTTTTTATGATGAATGACCATCTTTTCTGGTTTTTTACCTAAATAAGCCAGTGCTACATACCTATGAGATATTCCGTAAACTCTTTTACCATCTATATTCATTAAAACTTCGTGGTATCCGTCTTTGTTTAAATATCCTTTTAGAGCTTTAGTTTTACCAGTATGGTTGAAGTCAGTGCTGTATATAAGACCATCATCGCCAGCCACATACTTACCGCTTCCATCCCAAGCTCTAAATTTTATTTCTCGCATAAATTTAATTACTTAATCCAATAATAATACGAGCCATGATATAGATAGTACCCATAGCACCGAAGATAAGTAGTACATTGAATATTTTATCTACTAGGGTATCTATCTTTTGAGTATCTATTTCTGATAGGAAGTTTTCTTGTGCAAGTTTTTCAAGGTTGTTTTTCATATTAATAAATAAATCTACTAATAATTGGATAATACTTTTCTTCAATAGCTTCATATTCAATACCATCTTCACCATCAATCTCCCTGTAGTAAGTTTCAGTAGTCTCATCAAACCGTACTGGTGATTCAACTATATTGTGACTATCTAAGAATTCTTCTGCCAAATCATCTAAATATTCTTTTGTTCCGTGTAGTGTTGTTGACATGTTTTTATATAATTACTTTTAATAATTCTCTAACATAACTAGTATTGCATAACTGAAAATAAATGCAAGTATTAAACTGTGGATAACTTTTATTTACAATCTAACTCCAGGTGTGTCAAGTTCACGTAGTCCATAGTCTCTCAAAAGGGCATTCATTAAGAATAGTCTGTAGTCCTTGTACTTCTTTCCAACAGAACCTGACCAGTTGTACATAGCCTCACCCTTGATAATAATTTCTGATTTAGTTACCTTATATTTTTTTCTAAAAGTATCAATATCTGTTTCTGGTATATTCAACAAGTATTCTGGTTTCTTTGAGATGCGTGTATCTTCTTCTATATTCTTTTCTAGTATATTATTATTATGTACTCCGATTGGTGTATCGAGCGTACCACCGATTGGTGTATCGCGTACCTCCGATTGGTGTATCGAAATCTTCTTAAATACAACAAGTGGAATCAATTCCTCTCTATTTCTTTTAAGTGTGTCTGAATATACAGCACTAACGAAACCCTCTCGAACAAGTCTTGTAATTGAGTCGCTAATCTTCTTCGTTGAAACTCCTAAAATATCAGCAAATGTTTGATTTGAAGCTATGCACCGTTCTAGTTTTAATTTTGTATACCAGTAAATTAAACCGTATACCATCATGTCAATACCTGATAGGTTTCTACATGAATATACCTGACTTGGAATCTGTAAGAAATCTGGCTTAATAATATCGTTCATATGTTTATAATTAGTTAATAACAATCTCATTAAATCACTTAATCCAAAATCATGCAATCTTGACACATCAATATCTATGTGTTAAACTTATTAAAACTAAATATATGGAAAATGGAAATATCTTTTATTGTCTTTCATGCAAGGATAATAAATATGGTGAAATTCTTTCTAATAACAGCAATAACAGGATTGTCTTACTTACTTGGAGATGTCTTGACTGTTGCCACGTTACAGAGGAAGTTATTACACAAAAACAATACAAATTAAGAAACAAAAATTAAATACCATGGAAAACTTCTTAGCATTTCTCGTTGTACTATTTGTTCTATTAGGAAACCTTCGCTCAATGAAGAAGTCATGATACTCACAATCTTGTTTATAGTTTCTGTAATAGGCTCACTTCTCAAGATACTTAGAAAATATAAACCACCCAAGTAGGGTGGCTTTTTTTATGTGTTTAAACGCTCAAAATGGCACTTCTGAGACGTTTTATTGTCATATACGCACAGTTTGCCATAAACAAGGAACTCAAACAGAAAAACCTTATTTAGGGCAGACTAAGAACATATTCTTCTATATTATACAATACATATATAATTTGTCAATAGTAGTTATCCACATATTGGCTTTACATTAGTTATAATATATGCAAACATTGTTATGTATGAAACAATTATTACAAAAACAGTTAAGGGAGTATATTAATAGATATGAATTATTTGGAGATAGGTCTTCTTCAATTATGGCAGCAATGTTGCTTACAACGTTGCTAAATATGGACACAGAAGACGATGATGTCAATATTGATATTTAATATTTAATAGTGTATAATGATTAAACAAAAGTAACATATGAATAAACAACAAATTAGGGACTTTGTCAAGGACAACTACCTAACACAAACAGACGAGCAACTTGGTGAACATTGTGGAATAAATGCTGAACAAGTAAGAAAAATTCGCAAGGCACTAAAACTACGCAAGGTTGTTAATTCTCAGAATAAACACCTTGTAGACAATCCACCACAAGAAGTAAAGCATGGACTTGAACTTCGTGGAGAAAACATTGTTATCAACTGGACATCTAAAACAATCGTAACCGATTTAGGTGAATTCGGTCAGATTAACTGTTCATTTGACATGCACAGTGCTGTACAACGCTCTTACGTAAACATGGGGGAGAATGAAACTGCTGCAATAGTAGCAATGAAGTTTGATTTCCCACACGCTAAGGCTGTACATCTCTATGCTAAACTACATGGCTTTACAAAGTCATCACTACCACAAACTGATTTAGAGTTTGAACAAGGTCTAACTGTTGAAGAAGCTGTTAAACAGAATATTCAAACAATGAAGCGTGATACTTACAAGAAGACTGAAAAGGCTAAGTGGTCAGAGATTATGAAGGGATATGATAAATGGACAAACTTCCATCACAATGTACTCAAACCATTTGAGAATCACATTGAAGAGTTCTTACCTTCATACAAAATACCAAAAGTAAACATTAAGGCACAGAAACGTGTTGACCATGCTCACATTATTGGTATCTCTGATGTACACTACATGAAGCAATGCTTTGATGAGAAAGGAAATGAGACTTACAATCGTGATATTGCTCTTGGAATGCTCCAACAGCATGCACAAGAGATGATTTCAGAAATTGTTTCTCGTGGTATTCCTTCAAAGATTTTACTTCCTGTTGGTAATGACAACATTCACGTTGATGGTCAAACACACATGACTACTGCTGGAACTCCACAAGCTGCACAAACTGCTGGCTCATGGAAAATAGAACTTGGTAAATACATTGACATGACAATTGGTATGATTGATATGTTTGCACAAGTTGCACCAGTAGAAGTTGTTACATTATTTGGTAATCACAGCAAGCACACTGACTACCTTTGCCAGATATTCTTGGAACGTTTCTATCGAGACAATCCAAATGTAACTGTTAAAGTAAATCACACCACAAGAACCTATGTTCAATATGGTAATGTGTGTGTAATGTTTACTCATGGTGATGACATGTCACTTGCCAAGATGGAACGCTCGGCTCATATGATATTTATGTCTGAAGCTAAGGCTCAGGGTATAAGTGTCGGCTCAGTTGACAAATGGATGGTTGTATGTGGACACCTTCACCATGACTACACCAAAGACTTAGGTGGTAATACAAAACTTGTCGTAATGCCAAGCTTTACACCACCAGATGAATGGCATCAAAGTTCTGGTTATGTTGGTACTTCACAAGAGAGTACACTTTACACTATTGATAAGGTTCGTGGCTTAATTGCAACATCTTACATTCAATAGAATACAAAAGAGCTATGTTTTGCATCAATGCTTGACTTAGTTCTTTTTTTTTGCTACAATAGATAAAGTACAGTAATAATCAAAAATACCCTTATTTTATAAGGATATTTGAGAAAATTATTATACGATTTTAAACGCTTGATTTGTCAACGTTGACAAAATACTATGTGCACACCATAAGTATATAATACAATTTTGTATTTGTCAATAGCAAATCAACAATCCTGGGATAGTGTAACGGTTGCACGCAAGGCTCATAACCTCGTAGTACAAGTTCAAGTCTTGTTCCCAGAACACATGCTAGTAGCGGTGCTATACACTGTATTACAAGGCTAGAGTAACTCGACCGCGTGCCTATGGACGAATTACTGACACGCACTGAGATGTGCTGTTACGCCACAGTAGGCTGAAGTTTTATATTGATGTATAGACTAGGTATAAAACGGTTGGTGAATATGAGTGCTCATGTTCCGTGGTTGGCGACCGAGACTCCAAATCTTGGTGGGTTAGTTCGACTCTAACAGCATTCGCAAGTCTTTGTGCTGGTTACTCAAAGATGTTTAATTACAACTTAGATATGAATAAACGTAAAGCAAAAAGAAAAGTATTTATTGAAGGTTGGGGACATTATTCTAAAAAGAATAAAGAATATTTTAGAACAAGGAAAAATAAATGTCTTATCGTCTAATGGCAGGACATCAGTTTTTGGTACTGAGTATTGGGGTTCGAGTCCCTGTAAGACAACAATGCTACGTGAGACTCTTGTCTCGTTTCGGTAGACCCTGCAGGGCAAGCATAGAAACTGATAACGTAGCATAATAGTATATTAGCTCAATGGATAGAGCAAATGCGTTCTAAGCATAAGGCTACTGGTTCAAGTCCAGTATATACTACATTATATTTTATGTTAAAAAGAACAGGATTCAAAAGAAAATTAAATAAGCCAATGAAACGTACTACAATAAATAAAGTAAGTAAGAAACCAATTAGTTTAATCCAAAAGAAACTTTGGGAACTCTGTCGTCAGATAATAAAACCTAAGTATGGAAACGTATGTTATACTTGTGGTAAGACTGGGCTAGAAGGAAGTGGTTGGCACGTTGGTCACTTCATACCTAAAGCTGCATGCGGTGCATACTTGAAATATGATTTGCGTAATCTAAGACCACAGTGTTATCACTGCAATATTAATCTTGGGGGTAATGGAAGTATATACTATCGTAACATGGTAGAGCGTGAAGGACAGGAATACGTTGATAAACTATTTGAAGATAAGAATGTAGTAGTAAAGGCTTATGACCATTACATAATGCTAATTGACAAATATACAAAACTATTGTAAAACATATAACACCACTTGCGGTGTTTTTGTTTTCGTGTATACTGTAAATGTCGATAAGTGGTGTGTAGTTGAGGCTGGTATATTATTAGACGATAATTATGAAGTTGTTCCAAAACTTATTTTAGAATATGGCGGTATCTCAAAAGAAAACCCAAGATGTGAAATTGAAATTAAACAAACATCTCTATAGTTGTAAAAATTGCGGTAAGAATGTTCCACAAATTTATAAATGTTATCTTAGTGTAAAGTAATTATATGAATAAAGTACTTCAAGGAGACTGTCTCGAATTGATGAAAAATATACCCGATAAGAGTATTGATATGATACTTTGTGATTTACCTTACGGAACAACGGCTTGTAAGTGGGACACTATAATTCCTTTTGAGCCATTGTGGGAACAGTATAAGAGGATAATCAAAGACAATGGTGCGATAGTTTTATTCGGAAGTGAACCATTCTCCAGTAATTTAAGAGTGAGTAATTTAAGGGAATATAAGTATGATTGGATTTGGGATAAAGTCAGACCTTCTGGATTTCAAATAGCAAAATATGTTCCAATGAAAAGGCACGAGATTATTAGTGTCTTTTGTAATGGCACACCAACCTGGTATCCTCAAAAAGAAAAAAGAGATAAGCCAATAAAGGGAAAAGTTTGCAGTTCCTCTAATAGTTCTCCTCTGAAATATAATGATGGAATTACGAGAACCTATACAGACAAAAACCCACAAAGTATATTAGTATTCAGCAAACAATCAGATGGAAAGTATGTTCACCCCACCCAAAAACCAGTAGCTTTATTTGAGTATCTTATTAAGACCTATACCAACGAAGGAGACCTAGTACTAGATAACTGTGCAGGTTCAGGAACTACAGCAATAGCTTGCATAAACACAAACCGTAATTATATACTAATGGAAAAAGAATATGAATACATTGAAATAATCAACAAACGTATTGCAGAAAAACTAAATCAAAGAAAGACTTGATGCAGGCACGTGTAAAGAGAGCAAAGAATAAGCTATATGAATTATCTCACACATACATAAGAAAACGTGACTCGTTGCAACAAGGAATAATTGCTGGAATGTGTTGCTCTTGTGGTGCATTATGTGAAGGTGGAAACTTTCAGGCTGGACACTATGAACCAGATGCAACTGGTGGTGCATTACTACGATATCATCCACATAACATGCACGGACAAGGTGGATATTGTTGCAACATAACACGAAACCATAAAGAAACGGTTAAAGTAAAATACGCGTCATTCATGTATAATAAATATGGACATGAGTATGTTGAAAAATTACTTTCAATGAAAAAAAAATCAATAAAGGCAGATATTATATTCTATGAAAAAATGATTGAACTTTATGAACAAGGAGACGAATCAAAAATAGTTAAGTATCTTGAAGGTCTTGCTAGTATGTAGTTGACAAATATACAGAATTATTGTAAAACATATAACACCACTTGCGGTGTTTTTGTTTTCGTGTATACTGTAAATGTCGATAAGTGGTGTGTAGTTGAGGCTGGTAAGTGTACACCTATTGTAGTACCAGCCCCACATGCACACCACACATTAAAAGGTAACGACACAAATTATGAGTACTTATATAGCAAGGGTAAAAAACCCAGAGACTGGTGAATTCACAGACGCTCTTATGATTGACGATTACTTCGGAAGACATCATTATGGATTGCAATTTGCAAAGACATCAAAGGTGCTTGACGTAGAAAATTTAGATTTTGAGTTAGAGTTTGATGAAGAAGCTCCACGCACACCATTCAGTAAGTTTCATTTCTTTAGGTCAGATAAAGAAGACTATGGAGAACACATTGTTGACAAAACCACAGGATAGAAGTATCGAAGTAATACATGGTGATGATGTTTATACATTTGATGAAGCAAAGCATGCTCATGTCTTAAATGGTAAACCACTACACGGTGTTACTACTGTGATGGATAAGACACTATCTAAACCAGCACTCATTCCATGGGCAGTTAAAGTAACTGTTGAATGGATTAAGGAACACTGTTTAATATCAAGTCTTGGTGATGGATACCTAGTTACTGAATTAGACCTTGAAAACGCAAAGAAAGAACACTCGAGTAAAAAGACTAATGCTGGTGCATGGGGAACACGAGTACACAACGCATGTGAGGTGTGGTGTGAGACTGGACAACTACCAACAGCAATAGAGGATGAGGATATTCTTAAGTCAGTTGAAAACTTTAAAGATTTTATTGAAACAAACGGATTTAAGGTACTAGGAGTAGAGCGTCCAGTATGGAGTAAGGAGTGGTGGATTGGTGGAATCTTTGACCTTGTACTTGAGAAAGATGGAAAGGTATACATTGCAGACATCAAAACATCATCTGGTATTTATGATAGTCACTTCATTCAAATGGGTGCATATTATAAATGTTTATTAGAAAACGGATGGCAGAGAGACTATGGTGTAGAAGAATTTACTGGTGCAATCGTTATCAATCTAAAGAAAGATAGTAAGATTGCATGGTGTAAATCAGAAGCACTTGACACAATGGTTGAATGTTATCGTGGAATAGTTTCAATACATAAGAATAAAGATGTATTAGAAAAAGTAACTAAAGCAGTACGATATGGAACTGCATTTTATTAAAAGGTAACAAAAGAAATAATATGTTTAATTATATTTACAAACAAATTGAAGATAAGATTTTAGATTTAGTTGATGAAAGAGTTAAAAATATTAAAAGTCTCGTTGGAGAACCAAAAAGAAAATTAACATTTTCATTGCTTGATATTTATGGATATAATTCTGACGCAACAGGATTGTACAAAGAAATTGAACGAATACACGAATACCTTGGTGTTGAATTAGTTAAGACAGAAGCAACAGAAAAATTAGTAGCTAAGAAAAAGAAAAAATAATATGGAATATATAAATAAAACAGGAACAGTAACAACAGTTGGAAAACCACGTACAGAGTTTCCTAATGGAGCTAAAGTAATGGTTAAATCATTTGTTAATGGTAAGCCAGCAGAAGTACAAGGAGTAAACATCTCAGTTAAGTTTGACTTTGATACAGAAACATGGTACACAGCAAACATGACACAAGAAGATGTCAACAAATTCCTAGTAGTAGGAAAGCAGATTGAAATCAAAACATGGTCTAAAGAATCTAATGGTAAAACATATCATAACTTTGGTATTGTATATCCTAAGAAAGCAGATGTAGCACAAGTAGAAGCTAAGTTTAATCCATTGATTCAGAAAGTTGAACAACATGGTAAACAGCTTATGTCATTGTATGCAATGGTACAAGAGCTAAAGGCAAAGGTTGAAAAGAAAGAAACAACAACAATGTTTGATGATGATGCTAAAGATGTACATCCAGAAAACTGGGCTGCCATCTATGGAGAAAATACACCAGATGATGAACCACCACTAGATTCATATGATAATCTAGCAGACATGCCATTCTAGTTTGTAAAAATCCAAAACTAAATCTCGAATTTTCCTAATGTTAATTTCAAAAGTAAAATTCCGATTTTGCTTAATGTTAATTTGTATTGTAAAAAATCATAATAAGTAGTATGTAATGACTTGATATTTTTATATCACTTGACAACTTATGAAAGTTATCGTAATTATACTTTACATTTTATGCATTATATGATAGGTTCTATATCTAAAAACTTAATACGATTATTTAATAATACATACTATAATATGTATACATAAAAAAAGTGATAGACGTATCACAAAAAGAAAAGCACCTTGACAAGGTGTATTTTTTGTTACAACTTTACACAGTTTGTTTTTTATGTTTTATTACTTATCCACACTTGCAAGTAAAAAATATAAATGTAATACTCTAAGCATCAAGCGTGGAGCTTGTAACATTTAACATTAACTTTTTAAAACATATGCAATTGAATTTCAAAAATGAAAATGAACTAGTTAGATACTGTGAAGAATACATGCAGAAGAAAAATGAATATAATGGTTGGAGTAACTATGCAACTTGGAGGATTAATCTTGAACTTGTAGCCGGTGCAAGCTATGAAAAGGATGAATGCGGTCAAGAGTTTGAGGATGTACACGAGCTTGCAAGTTATATAAAAGAAAATATTGTCTTACTACTTGGAGATGAAGTAGGTGGATATTGTGAGGGGTTGAATAATGACTATGCACTAGCTTTTATATCTGATGTCAATTGGTATGAAATAGCCAAAAATATTTCAGAGTATAATGACAATATTATTATTTTAGATAAATAAAAACATATGGATGAAACACTTAAAGACTTAAACAAGGAAAAGAAATATACACTTGAGCAACTTAAAAAGAAGTATGCTGGGAAATATATTCAGGTATCATATCACCATTATGATTACTGGAATGATACAATCAATAAGTTTGAGACAGTTTACAAGGTTATAAAAGTAAGAACAACAGAAAAAGAAAACTTCACTTTACCAGTTGAAATACTTTAAATTTATGCAAAAATTCAGAAAATTAACAACAGCTACAATAAAAAAGATATATAATGAGAGCGTGCAAGGTACTGGAATTTTAGACGGTAATGCGTGGACGTTGAATGTAAAAGGTTTTAATTTATACGCATTTACTCCAGATTATTATCAAGGGAAGCCAAGCTGGAGCGGTAGCTATTGGGGTGATATAAGAGACTGCTATTCTTCTTTTGATGGTATACCGTTCGAAAAGTATGCAGTCTCTATTGATGGTATAGTTTATGACTTAACACAAAAAATCTCTTTACCAGAATACACTATAACAACAAACTAAAATAACTTATGCAAAAAGTGGATATTGGATACATTGATATTATAAAGAATAGCACAACTTATAATAGAGAAATAAAGCAAGCAAGAAAGGATACAATGGAATTTATAAGTACATGTTTTAGGGCGTTGGGTTTGATTTTATTACTAGTAGTTATATTTATTATATTTTAATTTATGATTGATTTTTTAAAGCTTAAAAAGATACTTGATACTTATAGTGATCGTGATTTATGCTTTACAACAACAAAAATTATAAAAGAAAAAACGGGAGACTCTGAATTGTGCCTGAGAATTTCCATACAACTGCAAGAATATGCACGACTTATTAAGATTGAGAAGGAGTATATTGTTGTAAGGAATAAGCCTATTTCTCAATTATTAAGAGAAGCAGCCGACTATCTAAGCTAGATACTATGATGCTATAGTTACAGTATACTAGCTTGACTTTATAAGATAATTATGATATAATATATGAGTAAAAAAACAATTGTGATAGATAATAGCAAGGGCGTTCATTACCTAAATCAACTATACCCAGAAATATACGATACTGAGGGCAAGCGTTACGAGCACCTACCTAAACCGATGCTAAATGATAGCCTTGACAAACTAGATCACTACCCAGAACGATAAGAGAATACTAGGCTAAATACACTATAACAGGTGTATTTTTGTATATAAGAAAGAGTATTTACTAGTAGTATATAGTATGATGTAGTATTGACTATTTATATAATGTATGGTATAGTTTGGGTATTGACAAGTAGTCTATATTATCCTGTTATATGAGATATCCAGCAAGTACCAATAAGCAACGGAAGTACGCGTATCATCTTATGAATAGTGACGTATCACGTTCCGAAGCTATGAGATTATCAGGCTATTCTAAATCTATGAGTGAAAAACCAGCAGTAATTGAAAAGAGCAACGGTTTCAAGCTTGCAATGGCTAAGCAGGCTTTTGAGGCTGGAAATATTGCAAGCGGTATAATGCATGAGATGCAAGTACGTGGCTATAAGGATTATGACAATAAGACACTATTCCAAGCACTTGATGTCATTTCTAAGGCTTTTGAACGCTTTACACCCAAGGAAAACAAGCAACCAAGCGAGGATATGAGGGGTATATTCTCCAATATAATAGATATAACACCTGAAAACCCTATAGAAAATAAGGATATTACACCTGAAACTACTGATCTATAGATTGTCGTAAAATATACATTTTGCGACATTGTAGACAAGACAATAATATATGGTATAACGTAGCATTATATTGACAGTTGACATGCTTTCTGATACATGGTGTATTCTATACGTTGACTTGACAATATGTTACGTAATACGTATAGCATTATGTCAAGGTTGACAAGCATAGCATGTCGTTAGACAATTATTACAACATATTATTTGACAAGTAGTCAAGTATATGGTGTAGTGGGGTAGTCCCCTTCCTTACCCCCACCCCATAAGAAACTAAAAAAGGGTACCCCATAACATATTCCCTAAGTGACTCCTACACAAAAAAAATACAAAAAAATAGTATATAATCAGGTACCATACGAAACAAATTAAAAATAAACACCAAAAACTTTAATACGCAATATATGTATTAAAAAACATACCACCACCCTATTTATACAAAAGGGTCCCATACCATAAAAATGTAATAAAATATGGAGTACAAATCCACAAAAAGTAAATTAATTGTGGTAAGTGGTAAAATTACAGTAAAAAACACCTAGTTATGTACTGTTTATTATCTCTTTAAACGCAAAAAACGCCCCATTAGAGACTGTTTCGTAGTAAATACGATACATGACTCATTAGAGCGTTCTTTTTGTATTTACTGCATCTTATATCCATTCTTTCTTCTCACAAGCCTTTCTGCTACCTTAAATGATATGTTCATATCTCTTGATATGTTATGAACATCTTGATGGCACGTTCTGCATAAAACCCTCAGGTGCTTTATGCTTGACAGGCTTGTAATGTCTTTTTTGTACTTCATGTGGTGAAATTCAAGATTTTCAACATCTTTTGACTTTCCGCAACCAAAACAGTTATTAAATCTTCCAGTATTTATTGCAGTTTCCTTGATTGATTTCCAAACATAGCTGTTCAAAAACTCAGAATAGGACTCAAAACCAAAATCACTATTCTTTAGTATATTGTTTCTTCTGCTAAATGCGGTATTGTTGTAGTTGTATCTTAGTTTACTCATTACTTTAAATTAGAAAAATGAAAGAAAGAAACCACTTTTTGAAAGAAATAAACAAAAAGAAATCCCCCCGCGAAAAGAAACCATATCTAAAATGATACCCCGTTGGGTCATTCAGTATAGATAGTTCGGGTCTATTCTATTAAATAAAAAATCCTTTCATCACCGCCCGAGTATTCTCAGGAAGCTATGAAAAGATTCTAGCTTTCTTCCCAGTGATGGTCAGATTTCTCTAACATAACTATAATAGCATATAAAAAAACCTTTGTCAAGTGTTTTATTACTTGACAACTAATTAATTATGTGGTATAACTATAAATGAAATAGTTCTTTCATTCAGTACATTTATTTGTATTGTTACTTTTGCACAGAAACCTTAAATTCCCCTGTTTGGGGTTTTTGTGTACATGTTGACAAAGTATTATAATCGTGGTATAACTCGTACATGAATGCAACCCAACTAAAAGCATACTGGAAAGATGTAATTGAAAAATTAAAAGCTAATCCAATGCTTATTAAGGATAAGATGTGGAGATTAAGTCATTTGTATGTTGTAAACACAAAACTTAAAGGAAAACAGATATTTGTTCCATCTAGGGCACAAACACACTTCCTTAATAACCTAAAGAAGAAAAACATTATATTAAAATCACGTCAGTTAGGATTTTCTACACTGATAACACTCTGGATTCTTGATGAGGTACTATTTAAACCAAACAAAGAAGCATTGTGTATTGCCCATATCAAGGAAGGTATGACCGATATTTTTGATAAGAAGGCTAAATTTGCAATCATGAACTTCCCTGATGAGATAAAATCGGTGTTTAATTTCAAAACAAACTCAAAGACAAGACTGCAGATTCTATTTGAAGATGGTTCCGTTTCATCTTTTGGTGTTGCTCTTTCTGGTCGTTCTGGTATGTACCACTACGTACACATTTCTGAATATGCAAAACTATCTAAGATGTTCCCTGAGCGTGCAAAGGAAGTAACAACTGGTACACTACCAGCTGTTCCACTTGATGGATATGTGTTTATTGAATCTACGGCTGAAGGTATGTCTGGTGAATTCTATGACAAATACATGGAAGCATTAAAAGCTAAGGCTTCTGGTGTTGAAGAGGTGTTTGAATATGAATTCTATCCTCATTTCTATAACTGGACATATGACGACTTCAACATTAGTGAGATTAAGGTAGCTATTCCTGTAGAAAAGATGGAAAAAGGTAATATTGATTGGGCTTCATACCAAAAACAACATAATCTTTCAGATATTGAGATGACTTTCTACTACAGATGTTGGATTTCACAAGGTAAAGACGTTGATAGACTAAATCAAGAGTTCCCAACTACAATAGATGAGGCTTTCGTATCTACTGGTAAGCCATATTTTGACAACAGAAAGATTCTTGAGTGTAAAATGATGTCTCAACAACCAGATTACTACGATATTGTTGGAAGAACAGTAAGTCCTATAGCGAGTTCATATGCTGGACCACTTATGGTATGGAGAAAACCAGAACCAAACAAGCGTTATGTTCTTGGAGGAGATACCGCAGAGGGTCTACACGATGGAGACTCATCAACAATGACTGTAGTTGAGGTTGAATCACGAGATATTTGTGCAATATACAAGTCAAATATACCTCCAGACGAGTACTACGATGCCGTAATAGCTGTTGGTAATTGGTACAACACAGCACTTGTTGCTATTGAGTCAAATAAAGATGGATTCTGGGTAAATAATGAACTTGAACGAAATGGATATTCAAATCTATACTTTAGACAGAAGATTGACGACATTACAAAACAGGTAGGTAAAACTTTTGGCTGGAGAACTGACCGTTCAACACGAGATACTGTACTTACAGAATTACGTTCAGTATTTTCAGAGAAACACTTCATACAGATACCACTTCTTGATGAAATGACTACATTCGTACGAAACTCAAGAGGAAAAGCTGAAGCTATGTCTGGTTCACATGACGACATCATAATGAGTACAGCTATTGCGTACATGGTACGTAAACTATGGTTCTCTGAGGAGTTCGTAGCACAAAAAGTACAATCAAAGCCTACTTCACAGATGGATTTGATATTCATGAACGCAAAACGGTAAGCTATTGACAATATGAATATTTTGTGTGATAATAAAGACACTATTAATCACGTATACGATAATAAACACTATGGCAAAAAAGAAAGAACGAACGATTGAGGATGATGCACAAGACATGCTCGAATCGTATGGAATTGAGAAAGATGAATCTGGAAAAGAGATAACCAAGGAAATAAAAGATAAGATTGCTAAGGGTAACAAACTCCAAGGTTTCATTAATAAAAAGAAGAAGTCATTCAAGGAAACAAAGTATCGAAAAAAGTACGATGGTATTTTGGACTATATGGAGAAGACTCTTATGAATACTGTAACGTATAATAACTCTCTTCCATCTGCATCTACAAACGTAGCATACTCTTTCATTTATGAAGGTGGTTCTTATACACAGATTCCAATGATTAATCGAAACCTAGACAATGAGTCTAATCGTGTTCCGACATCAAATGAACCTATTGCCTTTTCAAAGATAACTACAGCTGTTTCTGTTCTTGCTGCAAAAGCTCCAGATGCAACAGTTATTTCTTCAGATAAAATATATTCACGTACGGCGTATGAGAACTGGAAACGAACATGGACTAATCCACTTGCAAATGGTCTCAATACACTTCAGTTCTTGTATCAGAATGTTCTAGGTTCAGGATTTGGTGCATACCGAGTATTCCCACGAACAATTCAGCACATGAGTAAAGGTGTTCCACGAATAGTTTTCGATGATATTTATCGACAAGCAATTGACCCACGAAGAATCTGGATTGGTTCTTCTGTAAACGTGTATGACCAATGGTCAAAAGGAGAATGTGTTTATGAGATTGACCAAGAGTGTAGTACATTCCATGAAAAGTATGAAGATTCTAAATACTTCCAACTTGAATATGCAAACACAAACACTGACACTGATATAGATACAAACCAACAAAAAGATTTCGTTGTAATTCGTTACTATGAAGACCCTATAAAAAATAAATACATGGTTGCGTGTGGTAACTATCCAATCTATGAAGGTGAAACTCCAAACGATGAAGGATTCGGTCATGTTCTATGGGCTAACTGTTTTACAAACAATCCTAGTGACCCATATGGAGTAGGTCTTGTTGAGATGATGCGTGGTAACATTGAAATGTATAACTACATCATGAGTCTTTCTGCAGAACAGGTAGAAGCAGAAATTTCACCACTTCTTTTCGGAACAAACACTGGTGTTGGAGAAATGACATACAGACGAGGTTCTAATGTAATCAACCCAAAGGGTCAAGGAACAAGTATTGATATAATCAAGACATCTGGTAACGTACAACAGTCACTTATATTTGCTGACAGTCAGAAACAAAAGATTGCAGACAACACTGGTATTAACGACATTCTTGCTGGTACTGCTGGAGAGGGAACTCTCGGAGCAACTGTAATTATGAAGGAAGCTGCACAGTCTCGACTCATTATTCCACGAAATAGTGTTGTATCTTGTCTTGAACAAGATGCTTACATGACATGGTCTTGGATTCGTCAAATATACTCTGTTGAAAAAGTAATATTACTTAATAACTCAGAAGAGGTTACACGTTTTACAAAACTAAATCCTGGATACTTCATTACTGAGGTTGATGAGGATATTGCTGAAAACGACCCACTTAGTCTAAGTTATGACATGAATGAGGAAGAAGATGGTACGAAAGATAAGAAGAAGAAATATGCTTACTCTAAAAAAGTTGCATTAAACTTTGACATCAAGATGGACTCAGAAGATGAAACTGGAGAAACTGACTCTGTTGAAGAACTTCCAGAAGACTACATGATGCCAGCGAGTGAACTATTCACAATTCTTAGTAGTCGTGGTCACATGTCAGATAGAATTCAGTTTATCATTGACCCAACTTCAATACTCTTACCATCTGATGAAATTAACAAGCAACGTGTTACACAAATCTATCAAATGATTACACCTGCGACAGCACAGATTATACAGATGGAAACACAGAGTCCAGACCTAGCTAGAACAATGTTACAGCAACTTGAACAAGTACTAGATGTAAACAAAGAATCTATCTTTGATTGGTTCCCTAAAGATGTATATGACAGAATTATGAAACCTAAGCCACCAGCACCTACACCATCACAAATGGTTGGAGCTGAAGGAGGTATGGGTGGACCAGAAGGAGCTTTGGCACCACAACCAATTGGAAATACACCATCAGCAATGGGACCAATGACTCAAGAATTCAAGTCAACATCTACACCATTTAATGATTCAATGAATGCATCTATCGGAAGAGGTGCGAAAGGTAATCTAGGACAATAATTATGACAAAAAAAACACAAACAAAAAAGACCGCGAGTCCCGATTTAACTGAGGCAGAGAAAGCTCTTAACAAGCTAAATAAAACAACACAAGGAATAGATGATTTAAACAAAGCAATACAGAATACAAACTATTCAGAACTTACTGATTTCGTAATACGATTCAGTATGTCAAAAGACTGCCAACTTATGTTTAGACTTCTTGCTCGAATTCAAGATAACCCACAAACATTTCGTGGTAAGGATGAATTTAACACGATATATGATGTAGCTATACTTGATGGAGAGAGACAGCTAGTAAGAAAGTTTGCAAACCTTGTTGCAAAAGCAATGGATGGAAACCGCTTAGAAATAGAGCGAGAGTTAACTAAGAATCCTTTTATATAACATGAAAAACACAAACAAAAAAAACAGAAAAGGTTTTATTCAACATAAACCAGATTACTCAGTCATGATTAGATATTCAAAGAAGGCTGAGGATGGTAAGCTAATTAAGATTATACCAAAGAAAGGAAAACCTATAGAAATATCAACAAAGGAACTTGTATCGCTTTTAGCAGAGCATGTTAATTTTGATATACTTGCACCAGCTTTTGTTGAAAGTAAAAAAATAAACATGATTCGTGTTACTAGAAATGTAACACTTGTTCCAAACAAAGATATAAAAGCAGGAGAGACAGTACATATACCATTTACACATATGGTACCAATTGAATTCGCTATTGCAGAGGAGGCTATTGGTGTTGCACTTATCGGAGATAAAGTAAAGGAAATAAATAGTAAGGAGTATGCAGAGGCAAAGCTTCGTGTTGATGAAAGTGTTGAAAACTATACACAAGAGCAATACAAATCTATGCTCAACAAAGCTTCTAACAACCCAAACTCATCTTAGAATGTAAGGGGTTGTTTTTGGCGTAAAGTCAAATTTATTAACATAGTATCCCATCACTACTGGGTAATGTAGTGTAAATTGTTCTATGGCAACAAAAAAAGAAAAAACATTAAAAGAAACTGAAGCTGACCGATTGGCATATGCTGAAGAATTAGCTGTTGGTGAAAAGTCAGAAAATATTATAGCAACTTATGGAGATAATCCAATTCAGGGTGCTAATAATGATGAGACTAACGCAGCACTCAGTAAATTAACACTTGTAAAGCCGACTGTTACTGGAGAAGTTATTGATGGATTTGAATCAGAACTTCACTTTATCAAGGGTCGTGTACCAGCAGGATTCTCAAAGACATATGGTCAAGAGATTACAAACGCAGAAGATGGACAGACATCAGAACTAGTTGCAGCTGCACACAAGGTGTTTAATAAAGAAGATGGCTTTAGATTCTTCCTAAAGTTTTTGGATAACTTTATCTTTACAGTTATTGTTCCAATCAAGTTCTCAAATCAGGATGACTTGATGTACGCATACTACAAAGCTGATATTCGTTCTACTGTTTTAAAACCAGGAAACGTATCTGAGCAAGTAGAAAACTATGCAAAAAAGGTCGCACGAAACCTTGGTTACCAAAAAAACCGTTAATACTTGACAAAAGTTTTAAATAAGGTATAATATTAATAACCATAAATCGCTCCTCCTTGCGTCATAGGTGTATATGGAAGATACAAACAACAACTTACAAGACGATTTCAGTTTTGACACATTCCTTACGGAAGAATCAAAGAAGGAACTCGGACTTGAACCAGAAGCTACCACTGTAGTGGATGATAAAGAAGTAATAGCTGACTCTTCACCAGCAGAAGTTATCGTTGAACCTACACAAGTTGTAGAAAATACGGTAGAGGTTGAAACAACAATCGAGCCAGAAGTTGATAATTCAGCAACTGGACCTGTACGTGCTCCAAACGAACCAGATTGGAAGTACGAGTATCGCAAAGAAATTTGGGATAAGCAACAGCAAATAAAAAATTCCTCTGTAGAAGATGACAAGAGTGCACTCAGGTCAGAAATACAAGAGATGCGTAAGGAAATGGCTCAAATCTCTAAACAGAAAGAGTACGATACTTACGAAACTGAGACTGATGTTCCAGAAGAATATGTAAAGAAGGATGAAATAGTTAAGATTATTGAGGAACGTGAACGAATTGCTAAATTAGATGTACTTGAACAACAGTTTATTGCATCTAAACCAAAGTTACAGAATAAGCAGAATTATGACATGTTAATGTCATATGTAGGCGAAACCTATAATCTTACTGGTAAAAACGAACGACAACTCAGTGCTATCTTAAATATGGCATACGATGACTTATTCCCAAATAACTCAGTAACAAAAATACAAAAAGCAAATGAAGTTTCTAAAACTCTCGATGCTGTAGATTTCTCAGGTTCTGGTTCAAAATCAGCACCCGTAGATGAATCTGAACAAGAAAAGCAATTGGTTGAAAATATCAAGAGCAAAACTGGTAATGATTTCTCATGGGTTCTGTAATTATAAATTAGTTCTTTCAATCATATGGCATTTACACATGTAACATCAGCTAATGGACGATTTGGTAAGGACGCAGACAAGTCTACTTCACAAGCAATTGTTAAGGGACAAGTTCTCGTTTACACTGGAGGTCTAGTTGTACCAGCTAGTAACACCACAACTTTTGCAGAAGCGGAATACGTTTCAACAGAAGCAGTTACTGCAGGAGCAGCTCTTTCATCAGTACACGTTTTCAAGATTTCTGAAAACGACCAATTCATCGCTGACACAGTTAACAACTCAAACGTTGCTCACAATGGGCAAAAGATGATTCTTAACTCTACTGGAGACAAAGCAAACAACACAGGAACAGATTCAGCTGTAGGTGTTGTTCGACAAATTGACGTTTATGGAGCGGCTTCTGACAAACTTATTGTTTGCGAATTCGTAACAAAATAGTCTTACTTATTAATTAGTTCTTTTAAATAATTATGAATTTTTCTAACGGTTTACTCTCAAACTTCCAAGCTATCTTGGACAACCGAGTAAAAAACATCACAGCGAAAGTTGGTGCACCTACAGATTCTGAATACCTTAAGTATGCGTTCAAACGAACAAATGCTGAACGTATTACAACCGACATCGGTCTAACAGGTCTTGGAATGGCTAACTTCGTTGCAGATTCTGAAATATCAGCTTCTGACTCTCCAATCCAAGGATTTGAGAAAAACTTTACACAGCAACGATTAACAGTGAAGGCTACTTTGTCATTCATGACAATGCACTTCTTGTTCAAGTTGAAAGATAAAGCTAAATTAGACTCAACTGTTGAATCTAAGGTATTAAACCTTACACGAGCATTAGAGTCTGCTAAGGAATACTACGCACAAAACTTCCTTTCACAAGGATTTAACGCATCATGGACATTCTCTCCAATCTCTGGAGTTTCTGCTAACATCACTTCTGTTGACGCTACTACAGCTGACGGAATTGAATGGTGGTCACAAGCTCACACACGAGAAGATGGAGGTTCTAACTGGTCAAACGTTGTTGTTGACGGTATTACACCATCACCAGTATTTTCTATGTCATCTCTCGAAGCTGCTCACCAATTGCACGCTCTTAAGAAAGATGGTCGTGGACTTCCACTTGGAGGAACACTTGACACTCTTATCTGTCTAGCAGGTTCAGCTACTGAACAAGTTGCTAAACGAATTAAGGGAACAATTGATAAAGGTATCTACCCAGGTTCATTCCAGGATGCACCATCAGTTCCTTCATTCAACATTGTAGCTCTTAAGAACTACGGTGGAAACGGACTTGGAGCACTTCAGTGGGGAATGCTTGATTCAGCTCTTAAATCAGCTGAATACGGACCTCAGTACATCGAATCATTGGCTAACACCATTGCACCTACGATGATTGACCCAGGAAACCAAGACGTAATCATGCAAGCTGACACCATCTTCACATTTGGTGCATCAGATATGCGTAACTATGTATGGAGCAACGGAGACGGAGTGACAGTTTAGATAGTTTAACCATCACCTATTGACTATTTAATATAAATATGTTATATTTGGTTCATGGAAAAACAATGCAAAACATGCGGTAAGGTATTTACCAAGAAAAAAACTGTCAGTAAAAAGAGGTGGGAAACCGTGTTCTACTGTTCAAATCTTTGTATCAACAAAAATAGAAAACATGAACCACGTGGACCACTATCTGAAGAAAGAAAACAACATCTGAGTAAAGTATTAAAAGGACGTTGTTGTAACACTGGACGCACCCACATTAAAAAAGGTCAAAGGCTATCGCCAGAGACTGAGTTTAAGAAGGGTCATGTTCCATGGTCACAAGGCAAACCAAATCCGAGATTTCAAGGAGTAAATAATCCAAGATGGAAAGGTGGAGTTACACCAGAACATTTGAAGATTAGATGGTCTACTGAAATGAAGAACTGGCGTAAGCAAATATTTGAACGTGACAATTATACTTGTCAGTTATGTGGAAAGCACGGAGGTAATCTCAATGCAGACCATATCAAACCATTTGCATTATATCCAGAACTTAGATTTGATTTATCTAATGGACGAACACTTTGTGTTCCTTGTCATCGAAATACTGACACTTACGGTAGACAACCTACTGTATAGTCTTACCTCTCTTTAACTCGCATCACTTCGGTGGTGTTAGTTATAAGGAAGATAATTCCGATAATTAATTAATTATTACAAACTATGAACGATTCAATCACACGACCAATAATCATCCCAATCGACATTGCTGCATCTGGAGTTGTTATTCCAGCTGTTGCTGATGGTTATCTTTATATACGACAAATTGCACTTATTGCAAATGGTGGAGCAAACACAATAACACTTAAAAAGTATGATGGTACAACATACACAAGTCTTTCACTTCTACCATTGAAGGCTGATGGAAGTTTAATTATTGAAAATACATCAGCAGATTACCCATTTTTGTTTGATATTGAACCAGGAAGTTCATTGTACATTGAATTATCAGCACCTACACAAGTATCTGGACACATTTCTTACGGATACCGAAAATAATATATGTCATACTTACAAGCATCACCAGGAAGTGGTGGTTCTGGTCCATTTACAGGAATTACAGGAACACCTAATAGATTTGCTCTTTTTGATAACTCAGGAAATGGTGCAACAGATAATCTAGCTACTCGAGATTTTCTTACAGGAGAAACCTACATCGGATACGAAACAGGTGCAGGTCAATTCTCAAATGGACTTAAACTAGGAAACTTCATAGGAGGGTTCATAACAGATGGTGTAGGATTTCAGCGTTATGATAGTGTAAACGATAACTATACTGTAAGCATGGCTATCGATGGAACAGCAGTAGGAAGTACATCAAATACTCTTTTAACAGGAT